TCACTGCGCGGTCGATGCGGCGCTCGCCGCACTCGCGCTGTTTGCCTGCTCTTTATAGGCGAGTGCGATGTCGTCAGCGATCGAGTCGACCACCGCGTTTTGCAGGTAGGCGTCGGGCGTGCGGCAGTCCGCACCGTAATGCGAAAGATCGGTCCCGTTGTATGCGACCGGCTTCCCGTTGGAATCGAACGCAAAGCCGGTCGGTACGTTACCAGTGAACCGAATCGGCGCCCCATTGCTGAACGCAGCCCCCTCTGCGTCATACAGACCGCCGGAAGCTGAATACATCGAGTCGCAGGTTAGGATCGGGCGCACGACAAATACGGCCTTGCCCGACACCGCCGCCCATTGCGCGAAAACGAGCAAGTCAGCAGTGAACTGCCGCAATGCCGCCTGCTGCGCCGGATCCGTGGTCGGAGTAACCATATCGTCGAGCTGAAAATTCACAATCAACCATGAGCTGGGGTCCGTCTTGAACTGGTCCGCCGTCGGCGATTTGCCGTTGTACTCGGTGGTCACGATTTGATGCAGCGCCGTCCCGTCGACCACCTGGTTCGTGATGTCAGCCGTCACGCCTCGCGCCGCGAGCGCATCGGTCAGCGACTTCGCCGTGGCCTGCGCGTCCGATGCAGGATTCGACGTGTCGGCAGCCACGGCGGCCGAGATCAGGCTGAATTGTGAGTGTGCGACTGCGGTCGTGGTGCTCGACACGACTGGCTTGCCGTACATCGAAATCGTGAGCGATTTCGATGCGGGCGTTGCGCTGGCGTTGTCGTCGCCACTGCCACCACCACATGCGGCCAGGCCGGTCGCCAAAAGCAAAGCTGCTGCAAGTCTCTTTTTCATTCTTGTTCCCCGGTTCGGTTTCTTGTTGGCGCGGCCCTCTCAAGCCGCGCAATAAAGTTTACACGGGTTTACGGTACGCCTACGAACACCCGGGCGTTTTCGGTCGCACGGCGCAGACGTATGCCTGCAACACCCTTACTTTGTCGATTTCGTGCTGGTCGTCTCCAGCGACCCGGAAAACGCGTTCTGCAACCGCTGGGTCGAGGTCTGCGACGGTGGCGCTTCCATCGCCCACGCCGGCGGCGCCGGGAGCTCCGGCGATGCCGCTGGGATCGGCTGCAGTGCAGTTTCGCACTGCGACGCGCACGCGCTCAGTGCCAGCAGCGAGAGCAGCGCGATAGCGGCGATTGTCGGTTTCATGTGCGTTCATCTCCTTCGTAGTCGCGGCATCCGCCGCAGCGACCGCCGAAGCGGCCAGGTTATGCGCATCGATCGCGCGGTTCTCGCCCTCCAGCGCCGCGCGCGACACATTGAGCATGTCGTTCGTGTGTCGCTCGTTGTCCTTCGCGTGCGCCGCCTGCTCGACGGCTAGCGCAGCGCTCGCGCGAACGTATTCGGCACCAAAACCGATCCCCGCGCCGAGCAGCGCCGCAATCAGATACGGCAAAGTAGCTTTCAGCATCACAACCCCCTTTCACAAAGCGCGCGCTCGTCGGCACGCCGTTTCACCAGACCAGGAAGCACGCGGCCGCCCGAGGTCACCCATTGCGCGCGGCCCGCGTCAGATTCGTTCATCGCCCGACACGCGCCGCGCCAGTCGCCCGCGTTGAACCGGCGAGCCGTCGAACTGCCGCAGTACGCGCCCGCGCCGATGTTGTAGGCAAAGCTCACGGCCGCCGCGAGCTGGTACGTGTGGCCCGCGAGCGACGGCGTGCACTTCAACACCGGCTCGGCATGCGCGACCAGCTGCGTTTCGAGCGATTCGCGGCACTCCGCCTCGCTGTATTGCTTGCCCACGACGACGTTGTGCGTGTCGCCCATGCACTTCGTCGGAATACCGACGGGATCGAGATACCCGTGATTTACTGTGCCCTCGAACCCTGGCACGCCCGGAAAATAGGACGCGCCGTACATCAACAACGACGCGGCGCATGCGCCAACCAGCGCCGCGAGGCTTTTCTTTCCAACACGGTTTGCCATCAATCCTCCAGGGACGGCTGGTGCAGGTAGGCGAGTACAAGGCCCACTGCACTGATTGCAAACGGCACCGACAAGACAACCCACGTAGGCAGCCTGTCGATCCACGCTTCAGGGAGCGCCGACCAGACACCGCCGGCAAACGAAACGGCCGTCGACGCGATCAACGCGCGCACCGAATTGCGCCGGTGCGCCCTGCGCCAATACGAAACAGGCTTCACGCGATCACCTTCGATTTGAGGTATTGCCAGAGCGCGATGCCGATCAAGGCCAGCAGCGCCCACAAGCCCTTCTTCGCCAGCTCGGCTCGCAGCTCGTTGTAGAACTTGGTGCGCGCTTCCGCGCGCTCGATCAGCGATTCGTGATATCGACGATGGCCATCCGGGTCACCACCCGGAAAGGCTTTATGAAGGTCGTCGACACGACGGATCACCTCGTCAAGCTTCAGCTCCGTGACTCCCAGTGAGGTCACGTTCTCGCTATGCCGCTGCTCAATGTCGCTTCGCAATTCATCGATCGCTTGCACGATCTGCTCATGGCCTTCCATCCGCCCCCCGGAAATAAAAAAGCCGCCTCATGGGCGGCGTGTTCTTTGTGATAGCTGATCGCTCAGTCGATGATCTCGGCGCCGGCGAACGCGTAGCGCGCCGGGTTGAGTGCCGCAGCATCGTCGCTCGGCGGCGCGGCCACGAGCTGCGCTTCGGCAAACGCGAAAGCGTCAGTGCCTGGGGTCGGCAGAGCGGTGATCATGAGCTGCTGCTGGTACATCGGCGATTTGCCCGCGGCGCGCGCGTCAGCGCTGAGAAACGACTGCAGCGAGACGGACGTCACATTCGAAATCGCGTCGAGCGTCACCATGGCGGCAACGTGATAGCTCGCAATCGCGCCCGTCGCGGGCGTCTCGTAGTCCTTCTTAATCGGCATGCTCTCTCCTGTTAGATGTAGCTCAAGTCGACCGCCAGAAACGCCCAGTCGTATTGAGAACCGAAACACGTGTTGTTGCCCGGATGCGTCGTGCTGCCGACCGCGTTATAGGCGTATTGGAAGTTGATGGTGTTGCCGACCGTCTGCAGACCGCTTACGTTGTACCAACCGCTATCGTTGCCGCCCGCTGGCGCGGAGACCCAAGCAGTTGCGATTGCCGCCACGCCGATCTTGGCAACGCCCGAATACGGGCCGAACGTGTATTGCCGCAGATCGACCTGGTTCCACTGCCCCCAGCCAGGTCCCGCACCCATGATGTTGCCGCTTTGCATGTCGAGCACGCGCGCAAGCCGCTGGCGAGCATCGGCGATAAGGTTCCCATTTGCGTCGAATACCTGGAGCCCGAAACCGGCGCCTGAAGGCGCAGACGCTAACGACTGGTCGAAAACATAGACCTGCACCGCCGCAGGGACGTTTGACCAGAGCTGAATCGCCCATAAATTGGTTCCAACGTTCTGGCACTTCAGAATCGTCGCGTACGCATTCGGGCTGTAAAGCGCAACCAATGGATAGACGGCCGACACTGTGAAATTCGCGACGTTCGCAGCGACGGTGTATTGAACGCCGGCGTTCGACTTTCCGATATTCACAGTGCCGGAACCCGTCGTCACACTGAACGACTGGCGAAGCGCAAAATTTTGCGAGTTGCCGTCGATCTGGACGAGTCCAGTATTTGTCCAAGCCTGAAATCCGGCCGTCATCAGCTTCCCCCATAGACGATGTAGCCGTCTTGATAAGTGTCGTAAGTGCTATTCTTGGCGTTCCATGTCCACGAAAGCGTGCTACCGCTAAGCGTGAAGCGCGGGACGATAACCCCTCCCGAAAGGTAACCGTCACCACGCGTCCCTTTGGGCTGAAACGTGAACCAGCCGCCCTGCGCAAGCCGGTCGTCTGTCACGCTTCCGTTCAGACCACCAGTTATCGTGGTCATTCCGCCGAGGCGCATCACGCGATACGTCGCATCGAGAATGATGTTTCCGTTCTCATCGAATATTTGAAGCCCGACCGGCATTACCATTTCCCCCATCGAACGCGCAGCGTGCCGTTTGCGTCATACGTGCGACCGCCGTTATCGTCGATAACCGTGTAGCCATCGCCATTATTCGCTCCGTTCATCGTCATTGCGGCGTTCTTGTCGAGCTTCCAGCGCGGTTGACCGTTCGCGCCCACCGCCGTGGACTGGATCACGTCGCCAATCATCGCGTTTTGAATCCAGCCCGTGCCGATAAACGCCTGCGCCAAAAACACTTGGCCGCCCTGCACGATGAAAGGCGACGACACCGTAGACCCGGCGTTATCGAGGATCGCGAACCGCTGCGCTGCGACGAGCACCTGCGACTCGACGACACCGGTGCTGTTGTCAATCCCGATGCCGATCCCAGCGATGTAAGTGCGCCCATTCGACGTGATCTGCGTCTTGATGGTGTATGACGCCGAGAGCTGACCGTTCAGGTTTGCGTACGATTCCGCCACTGTCTGCACCGAAGCCGTGTTCTCGTCAGCCTGCGCCTGCACCGTCGTGACCTGAGTCGTCAGCGCGCTAACAGCATCGACGCGAGCTTGAGTCTCCGTTTGAACTGCGGCGACCAGCGTGGCCGTCGTTGATCTGATCTGTGCAGTCGTGGTCTCGTTGTTCTGTGCGAGCGCAAGGTCAGCTTCAGCACGCGCCGACTGCTCGGACCAGACCCCAGCGTACACAGTCGTCGAGCCCGCATAGTCGTTCTCGCTTCCTGCCATCGGCGGGATAACGACCTGCGCGCTCACTTGATCCAGCCGGCTAGAAAGCGCTGCGTCACCATCGACTCGCGCCTGCTGTTCGTCAGTGATCGCCGCCGCAGTGTCCTGCACGTCCTGCTGTAGGCCCGGGATCGCGTTGATTGGATCAAGAACGTCTTCACCAAGCTGCGTTTTCGTGATCTCGCCCGTGAGGTACGCGAGAATTGGCGTCGCGTCGCTGCTGCTCCGGCCGTTTACGCCAGCACCATCCGGATACCACGGGCCGATGTTTCCTGACCGATCAATCAACCGCGCCCAGAAAAAGAACGACTGCCCTGCGGCCAGCCCCTGATAGATCGTCGTCGCTTGCGGGTACGCGAAGTCCGAAAACTTCTGCGCATCGCCGCGATCTGCAGTCTTGCTGTACCAGATCTCCGTACGTTCGGTGTCCCCTGCACCGTCAGGAAAGCCCCAGTCGAGCCCAATCCCGAAAATCTGCGACGTCGTGCGAAGGAACGTCACCGCAGGCGGCGGTGATGTCTTGCCCTGCAGCGGCGTTTGCTCGGAATATGCCGGGATCGAGACGACGCCCATCGCGTTGACCGCTCGCACCGCCGCGAGGTATTCGCCCTGATAGATGCCGATGACGTCGACACTGAGCGAGCCGGTTTGCGGCACGCTCACCCACTCCCCGTTGTCTTTGCGCCATTGGGCCTGATAGGCGACACCGTTGGCCGCTGCATCCCAGGCGATCGTCATCACCGTGCGTGCTATGCCCTGGTCGATGATGTTGTACGTCGTCAGCCGGACGTTCGCAGGAGGCGGTTGCACCGATGGCGGAATGATCGTGATCGGCCGGGGGTCAATGCGCGTGCCGTTGTCGATCGCGTCGAACTTGCCTGGTTCGTGCTGCGTAGCAGTGATCTCGAATACGATGCCGTCCTGCTCGGCCACGGACAGGCACCGGAACGTCTGCGCCACGAGGTCATTGCTCTCGATCAACCAGATCGATTGCAGCACGGGCGCCGTCGAAAAGCTGTCGACGACCGTCACGTCATTGCCGTCGAACGACTGCACCGTATGCTTCTCTGCCGTGCCAGCAGGCAGAATGATTGTCAGCGTGTCTCCAACGTTGACGACCGGCGCATTGTCGAGCGTTACCGTGCGCCCACTTACCGCGCGAATCCGGCCGCTGTTGCGACGCCCCGCGCGGTTCGGGTCCGCGATTTTGAAAACCTTCCCCGGCGAGACGATCGTGGCGTCCAACCCGACCTGAAACGTCACCGTCTCAGTTTCCAGCCGCGATGTCAGCAGCGCCCACTGCCCGACGCGTTGAGCCTGGCCTTGCGAAGTGCATCCGAATGCTGAGATCGATGTTTGCTGCACGCCGTAGCGAGCAATACCCGCATCATCTGCAACGTATTCGACCTTCTGCTTGTACTGGTCCGAAGGATCGTTCCACGAGACCAAAGCAACTGTGAACCGCTTCGTTCGCGGGCTTCCCACGTACTTGAACTGGCCGCCCACGACATTGGCTGCTGTATACGTGTACACGGAATCGCCAGGCATATCTGCCACCGCGAAGACCTGACTGTTGGCCCAGTAAGCCATCCCGCGAAAAATGCCCGCTAGATCCTGCAGTACCTGATAGGCGTCGGCAGTGCTCTGGATGTAGACGTTGCAGGTGAAGCGCGGTTCTTGCGCGCCTTTCCCGTCGGATACCATGACATCGCAATTTTGCGCGATCGCGTACAGCCCCCACTTGTCAATCTGCGCCGCATTTACGCGCTGCCCGAGCCCGTAGCGATCGTTGAGCACCAGGTCATAGAACACCCATGCGGGATTGTTCGACCAGGCGAGCTTGAACGTTCCGTCCCATGCGCCTGAATACGTGCGCAATACCGGGTCGTAGTTCGTCGGCACCTTGATGATGCGACCATACAGATCGAACGAGCGCGTCGGAACAGACTGAAACTGCGAGGCGTCAATCTGCAGGCCGATGACAGCACTCATCGGATAGCGCAACTTCGCGTCAACAATCTCCGTATATGAGACGAGGTTGACGGTATCGGCGATCAAGCTGCTGTTCGCGTTCGCAGTCGTGCGCCTCACGCGCACAGTCCACCCCAAAGCAGCACCCGGTAGCTCAATGCGGATACTCCGCTCGTACTGAGACGTCGTCTTTCCGTCGAATGCGCCCGTCAACACTTGCTGGAACGCTGCGCCGTCCGTCGAGAGATCGATCGCGTACTCGATCCTGTAACCCGTGATGTCGCCCGTGCTCGCGTTGCTCTGCTGTAACTGGGGCACCGCCATCAAGATCCGCACAGCGGACAATGACAGATCCGTGATCGCCTGAGTCCATGGCTGCGTATCCTTCAGCTCGACGCCGACGGAATGCTCGTTCTCGACTGACGGGAAGCCGGACAGGTACGTCTGGTCCTGCGTTCCCCAACGCCAGTCGATCGAGTAGCCGGAAAAGTTCTCCGAACCGTCCGGATTCTGGATCGGCGTCCCATCGAGATACACCGACTGCAGATCTGCGACGAGTCCGAGAATCTCACCTTCCGAGACCAGATCGAGGACCTTTGCATGAGCGGTGCTGTGCAGGCTGTCGGGCGACTCCGTACCGGACGCGCCGCCACTTGACTGCCCCTTCCATCCGACAATATCTCTCATAGCTGATCCTCCGCGTATATGCCTGCGGAAATGACCGCCGAACCGACGATCATGCGGCCGTACAGGATCGGCACAGGATTGCCCTGCGCCTGCGTATTAACCGGCCCATTGAAGTTGTAGGAGGCCCCGTTGTCCGGGCTGTCCTTGGTCGCAAGGCCCGTCTGCTGCGGTGAGAGCATTTGCGCCACGCCACCCAGAAGAAGCGCCGCACCGAACTGAAAGCCGTATGCGCTCAACGGATTGCCCGGCGCGAAATAGCTACCGATCGCAGACGCAGCAATGATCACCGCACCGAGGATTGTGGAAAACAACCCGCCGCTCTTTGCGCCCTGCAGAACTGGGGCGATACGAATATCGTCGTCGCCCACCGGATAGTGCAGCGCTGATTCGTCGATATTCCGCTTCCCGACGAACACCGCGTAAGTCACACCTCGATCCTTGCTGCCGACGAGCTCGCTTTCGAATCCGGGAAGAAGCACACAGAGCGCACGCGTTGCTTCCGCCGCGCTCGCCACGGCGAGGCGATGGAGGCGCCCGAAGCGCGCGCCGAGTTTTCCGTAAAGGCGAATATTGCGGATTTTTTCGCTCATGCTCTGGACGTAAAAAAACCCGCTCAGGGCGGGTTCAAAGTTGCTTTGGAAACTGGATCACTGCGCGTACCGCACGATGCGGCGCGTACAGTCGTGCCAGTAGCCTCCATAAACGTCGCGCGTCGATAACCGCCCGTATGGGTGATGCAGGATGCGCGTGTCGCCGATATACACGGCACCATGGTTCGGCACGCCGTTGCGACTGCGGATCTGCATCAGGATCACGTCCCCCACCTCTAGCACCGACGAGGCAGCCGCATCGTGACCGGCTTCCCATACGACCTTTCCACCGGCCGCCCGACAGTGCTGCGTATACAGGTCGCTTGCGCCGTCGTCCCACCACTTGTCCTGCCGAGTAAAGTCCGGTAGCGACACATTCCGCTCTCGCGCATACCAGTCCCTTATCAGGCTCCAGCAATCGAGCACGCCATGCGCGTATGCACGGCCTACAAGTGGTGCCTCATAGCCACACGGCTCGATCGTGCGCAGCCGGCCATCCGGCCATGAAATGATGTGCCACGGCAAACCGCTTTCCTCGCACGACACGCGGTCCGCATCGCTGGGTTCTGGCGAAGCATCGGGATGCGAATGCACGATTGCCACAAGCTCGCCACGCTCTTCCGCAGTGGCGAAATCATCGGCAGGCAGCCTGAAGTGCTCTGCGGCGGTCGTTGCTGTGTTGCGGCAAGGTACGTAACGCTCACGCCCCCGCTCGACGATCACGACGCCACATGCCTCGCGCGGGTAATCACGCTGTGCATGCGCGCGAATATCATTTAACGTACTTTCTTGCATCACACCCCCGAGGTGAGGCCCGCAGCCGGAAACGATCCGTAGGGCAGCGGGTTATTCGCACCAAAACGGCACTTGCACGAAGCGACGCGGCCGGCACATCTGTCTTGCGCCGGATCATCGACCGCTTGGTCGTTGAGGTCGAAATAAGCGGCGCCTGTGTAGCCGCAGTACGCGCCCCTATAGCCGCCCTTCACCAGCCACATACAGACGTTCGCCACGATCTGGCGTGCGGGCAATTGCTGGCCATTCAGATCAAGCGCCGAGGCAAGCGTAAATTCGATCTGCGGAAAGATATCGCCGCTCTTTTGCTCGATGTACCAGAGCTCCGGCGGCATTTCCTCGCCCGGGTCGGCGGTAGGGTTCCCATCTGGAAAATTCACCGCGTCGAGGTAGGTTGCGAACGTGCGCCGCCGACGCACGCTTGCCCCCACGAGGTCCCCCAGAGCGATACACATCGCGCCAATAACACCATCGACGTTACCGACCGTAACTGTCGGCGACGGCTGCTGCGCATCGCCCGTGCGCTCGAACCCGGCCGCCTGTATCGGCCACGGCTTGTACTCGTTGCCTTGCCACCAGATCGATGCAGACTGCAGATGCCCATGAAAGCGCAAGATGTCTCCGCCGATTGCAGTGCAGTCGACTTCGAATAATTCGATCAAGTGCCCTGGCTCGAGCTGCTGAACATCTGCGGTGATCGTCATTTGGCCGCCTCCAGTGCCGCGATCCGGGCGAGCGCTGAGCGCAGCGCCGCGTCAGTCTCCAGAAGCCCCTGGAGAAGCGGCGCAACCATATTCTGGTAGCGTACGCCGAGCGCCTTGCGGCTCACCGGCTTACCGCCCGCGCCGAAGATCTCTTCGCCCTTCTCGTTGTACTGATGCGCGACGGCGTCACCGTCCTCGTCAATATCCATGTCCAGTGTATCGACGAGTTCCGGATAGACCGGCTTCACCTCTTGAGCGATCAGCCCGACGTGCGCGGAACCGTCGGCCTTCAGTGTGTAAGACACACCTCGAAGCTTCCGCAGCTTTTCCATCGCGCCAGACAGCGTCTCGACGTTCGTCTTCAGCAGTTCGTCGGACGACTGAGTTACGGTGCTCACAATGAGCGGGGCATACGCGCCGGAGTTGTAGCTGAGAAGCGAAAACGTCGAACTCGCGCCCAATGACAAGATGGCGGCCAGCGATCCGGAGCTAGCAGTGAAGCCAATCTGCGCGGCACCGCCCGACGTCTGCACAACCAGCGGCGACGTGCTCGCAGTTCCGCTCGGGGTTCCGGTGAAAAACGTCGAATTGCTGAAAGTTTTGTTGGAAAGTGCTTGCGAAGTGGCCAGCGTCACCGGCGATGCGAGATTCCCGCTGTCCCAGGGCGTGTTTCCGGCGAATACAGGCCGCACCGTGAACGTAGCCTGCCCCGTCACGCCAAGCTTGCCGCCCACCGTGACGTCACCGGTATAGCTTGCGCTCGCGCCGGAATACGCACCTGCCGCAGAGATCGAAGCCGCGTAGGTCGGCCCGGTGCCGATCGACAGCGACGCTCCCTGCAGGGAGCCCGTTGCCGTGAGCGCGCCGGCCACGCCGCCCGTCAGCGTGACCGGGCCGGTGAGCGTAGTCGCGCCAGCCACGATCATCTTCCCCTGCACCGTCTCGTCGAACGCCTTCTTGCGCCCGATCGTGCGCCACACCGAAACGCCATCTGTTTCGTACGTGAGCATTTCGCCGGCCTTCACGACAGCGATTGTCGGCGCAGTGTCGCCGCTTCCCGCAGCAGTCGACATCGTGATGTCGTACGTCGGCGAGAGATTGTGGATCGCGACGAGCTGATCAGCGCCTGTCGTGTTCGCAGCCGGGAAATGCACCGTGCCAGCCGCCGTAGGCGTGAAGTTGATCCGCTTGCCCATATCGGCTGCAGTCAGATCGCGCACAGCGTTCGGCGACAAGCTCGTCAGCGTGGCTTGCGTGTTGAGGATATCGACATTGATATTCGCCTTCGTGTTTGCGACACGGTTGGTATCACCGTCATCCGCCGCGGGAGGCGTGCCCAAATTGACTTTTTGAAGTGCGCCCATATCTTGTCACAAAGAAAAGGATTGCTTGAACGTTGCCGTGAGCTGCAGGAGCGGTCCGCCCTTTGGCGAAATGCTGTAGCCAGCGCATTTGTAAAGCCCCTGCGCACTAAAGGGCGGCGTCCACTGAAAGGATTTCGATCCCGCGTGTGCATCCAGAAAGTCCATAATCGGTTGCACTTCTTCGATCGGTCCGATATAGGTGTACGGCCACGACCCGGACTTGTTGTTGATACCGGCCGACACTGTCTGCTCGTAGCCATCTGCAAATGCCGCAGATTGCGTTGCGAAGGTGATATCGCCTTGATCACCGACACGCGCACCCCAAGTGAAGGTTTCAACGGCCATTCCTGTACCTCCAAATGATGCCGCCCTGTTGAGTTTCCTTAGCGATGGCCTGCTTGACGCGCGCATCGATCACTGCTGCCATCTGCTGCTGGGTGACACCAGCGGATTGCCCCGAGGAATCAGATGCCGAGCGCGGCGCCTCCACCGTCGTCGATACGCTGATCTGTAGATCGCCGCCCTGCGCGGCAGAACCCGACCCGGACGAACCAACGAGGCCGCCTTTGGCAAAGCGATTGCGCGGCGAAACGCTCGCGCCACTGTTAAGTGCCGTCAGCATGGCAAGCACGCCCGGCTGGGACACAGACTTTGCGTTCACGACGAATTCGCCCGTCGATAGCCGCGCTGGGATGCTGTCGCTCGTCGCAGTCCCGGGTCCCGTAATCAGGCCGCCATCGGCCTTGAACAGCATCCCGGCCATCGTTCCGAAGAGTGCACCGCTGCCCGAGATCGACGATGGCATGCTGAAGCCATACGCCGAATTTCCGGTTCCCCCCGAGGCGGCCGACATCGCGCCACCGAAGATCGTGTTGATCAACCCGGTGTATGCCTGATTCGCGAAGAGAGAAGCGAGCGACGACAGCATGCTCGCGACCATCGATTTCAATGCCTGCGCCGGCGTCTTCGTGCCCTCTGTGATGTCAGAGAAAAAGCCGTCGAAAGCACTGCGCCCTGCGTCCGTAAAGTCCTTGATGTAGTTCGAGCTATCGAGCATCGACTGCCGGATCTTGTCGCGCAATTGGTCGAGGTTCGCCAGCACGCCAGGGTCGGTCGTTTGCCACGAAAGCTGATTGACCTGATCGTACAGTTGACGCAACGAGTCAACGGTGTCTGCCGAGTTTGTACGCAACTGCGAGAAGCCGTCGAACAGACCGGTCAGCCCTTCCTGCTGATCGAGCGAGATCTTCGTCTTCGCATCATTCGCCTGAGCGATCAGATCGTTGTACTGCGCGGTGAGTTTAGTGAGCTGACGGTCCTGATCGAGAAATGCCGCCGATCCGACGTCACCCGTTGTCGCCGCCTGCAGCATGGCGCCGCGATTGCGTTCGTCGAAATCATGCAGTGCCTTGGGCGTGGAAATTCCGGCTTGGGCGAGCAGCGCATCACGCGTGTCGGTAATCGACTTCAGATATTGCCGCTGCGCGTCCGTTTGCTGCGTGAGCAAAACCTGCACCTTGGCCGCGTTGTCCTGCCTCACCTTGGCAATCTTGGTGTCGACGTCGCCGATTTCCTGGGTGATCCTTATGCGGTCCTCAGCCGGTGCCTTCCAATACGCATCCTGCAGGGTCTTTTTCTCTTGCTGGTACGCCGCGATCTGTTGCTGCGCAGTATCGTTCGTCAGCGTGATTTCAGCCTGGTAGTACGTCTGATCCGAAATCAAAGTTGCTTTGCGCAGCGCCTGCAACTGCTCATCCGACGATTTGTACGCGGCATTGATTAGTTCAAGGCCGTTTTTCGTCGTTGCTAACGCTGCATCGAGCGCATTTTTCCTCGCCCGATTGGCTGCTGAGTCTGCGCCATGGTCAGCGTACTGCTTGCGCAAGAACGATTCATCCGTCGCCTGCTGCGCCGGCGTGATAGCCTTGCCAGGATTGGCCGCGTTGTATGCGGCGACATTCTTCCGGTAGTCTTTGAGAGCATCGTCGACGCGGTTAATGCCGCGCTCTTCGTCCTGCAACTTCTTAAGGAAGTCTGACGCGGCAATCCCCGCCTGCTGGATCTGGTCCTGCTGCGACTTGTCGATCGCATGGTTTTGCTCACGCAACGCGTCGCGATTCAGCGCATCGAGTTGCTCTTGCGCGGCCTGCAGTTGCGGATTGATTTGATCCGCATTCATCTGGCCCGTAGGAGATTTCAGGGCATTGTGCAGGCGTTGCACCTCGGCCGTCGCCTTCGCGATTTTCTCGGCAGCAGTTTCGTCGCGCCCGATCGACTTCATCCAGTCCCATGCGCCACTGATTGCCGACCCTACCGCTTTCCACCCTCGCTCAAGCAATCCGAGATTCGGGATTGACTCCGAGCTCAGTTGCGCATCGAGCGCCTTTGCCACCGCGAGCATCGCACCTTGCTTGTCTCCTGCCTCTTCGAGCGCGCGAATGTAATCGTATTGCGCCGTCGTGATGAAATGCATGCTGCTGTTGTGCTGCTCAGCCCACTTCGCCACGCCTTCCGGCATCTTCGCGTAGTCCTTTGCGATATCGTCGAGACTTTGTCCGGTGAGGTCGTGCATCCGCACAACATCCTCGCCGAGCACCTGCAGTGACTGGCCAGTAACCTGACCGGACGACACGAGTGCCTGCAGCCCGTCGCGGGCCGTACCGAGGCCTGACCCGGTGCTGGACGCTATAGCCTGCGTAAGCGCGGCAAAACTGCTTGCCGTCTGGCCTGCATAGTTGCCCGTAAGGATCAGCGAGTTGTTGAACCGCTCCGTCTCCTCGTGCCCCTTATACGCGGCAAGAGCGAACGAGCCGATCACCGCCACTACGGACGTGACCGCTGCGCCAACGGGAGACAGAAGGAACTTGAAGGCGTCGATGCGTTCTGCGAACACCATCAACGACCCCTCGAAATTCGAAATGTTGCCGGTAGCGAGCTCGTGCGCCATCACGAGCAGTTCCTTTCGAGCTCCTGCCGTATGTGACGTGATTTTGTCCATACCGGCGGCGCCGGACTCGCCCGCCTGACTCAGCGTGGACGCGACGTTCCGTGCGCCGGTCTTGAGATCCTGCGCGCCGGCGTTATAACGGGACGGGTCCATCGTGATCTGCACCACGAGTTGCCCGAGATTCCCTGTCGTAATCCCCATAATCACCACCTTGTATTGCCCGCGTGGGGCACGAAGCAATCAGGAGACCTCGGCGAGCAGCACCGCGAGCGCGGCATCTTCCATGACCCTGAGTTGCTGAAACACGGCGGGACGACGACGCTTGCCAATCCCGATCAAGCGCGCAACCGGCTCGATCGCCGCATAGTCGAGACCCATATGCACGATTCGAGCAGAGGCCATCGTGCCGAATGCAACCGCACGCCATTGCGTCGATAGCGCCTCGAATAGCTGGACCGCGTCCCAGTTCTCCGCATAGACCTCGAAGGCCGCAGGGGCCGCCTGCATACGCGCGGCGTCGACGTCCTGCGTCCGCGCACCGAATGCCGCTAGCGCGGACGCAACACCGTCGTCAATAGCGTTGCCTTCATCGGGCGGTGCGCCGGCCCAGTGCCGCGCCGCCCCGATCAGTTTTTTCGCGTGGCCCCGCCCGCGCCTTCGAGAAATGCTGTCCACAGACCGACGACCGCATGCGGGACCTTCAAAAGCGCGTCGAGATACACCTGGTCGAACGGCAGTTCACTGCCGCCTTCGTCACGCAGCCCCGTCCACCCGACGACCAGATCCTTCAGCGCCACGCGCACCGGCTTGTTGTCCTTGAAAAGCGCCTCCAGCTCGTCACCATCCTTGCGCGCGAATTCGACAACGAATTGCGATTCTTCGACTGCGCCATCGGGCGCATTGCCGGGCTCGATGACCGTGACCGGCCAGGTGAACGTGGGACGACTCGTCAAAACGTATGGCATCACGAACCTCAAATAAAACTGGGCCGCACCAAGGCGGCCCAAAATGTTTGAACGGCAAAGTTACTTGACGGTGATGACCAGCTCGTCGTTGCCGGTGAGCGGGCTCAGACCGAGGTCGCCGTTGAGCAGCGCCTTGTTGTTCTGGTCGGAGTACGACAGATTGCTGATCTGCACCTGCGGAGCGTCGAACTGCACGATGTTGCCCGCCGTCTGACCTTGCTGCACGGTCAAGGCGCCGAGCACCGCGTCCTTCGCCGCAGACCACCAGTCCTGGCTCGCGACCGATGACAGCTCCATCACGATCTTTCCCGACGGCGCGCGATCGTCGACCTCTGCGCCCTCTTCGCCGATCAGTTGGAACCAGTTGAGCGTATTCGCGATATCGAGCGAGAGCGACTGCAGCGGTCCGCTGTATCCGAACATCGACCATGTCGTATTGGCCGTGAGCGCCAGCTTGGGCGTGAGGAACTTGGAAAAGTCCGTATCTGCCGGGAGAGGCGTGTCAGTCACGGGGTTGTACGTCCCCATAAACTTGAACGACATTTTCGGAATAGCCGCCGACGTGATGTCGAAAGAGACCGTGCCATACGCGTCGGTCAGCTTATGAAGCAGCCCGTCGAGGTGATAGAAAATCGTCAACGGTGTCGCAGGTTTCTGGCTGACCGGGGTGTATTTCACGTCGACGTTTTCCGTCACGGCTTCGGCAAAATAGCAGGCGACGAGCAAGCGCCCCCATGCCGGCGCGGTGCCCGCGACACCTGACCCTGCGATTTCCACATCGAAGCTCAGCTCCGTGTGCACGCCAGCGGAGAGCTGCTGGCTGTTGCCGAAATACGGCCGGATGAGATCGCGACTGACCATCGTCGACGCCACCGGCGTATGGCTCGGATTCGTGACCAGCATCGCATCGTCAGCGCCCGTCGGCACAGCGGGCGTACCGATCGCGGCCTGCAGCTTCGCGAGAATAACTGTGTTTTTGATGGATTTTGCCATCGAGGTTCCTTTTCCTGTTGGCGACGACGACGCCTATTCGAGGCTATCGCTTGCCGTCTGGTAGTCGAGTCTGTAATTGGCCGTTCGCACGCACACAGCACCGCCGACGTTCGCATATACCGGCTCGTCAATGCGAGTCATCGTGATGCCCATGAGACGGTCGTGCTGATAACGCTTGATGATCGGATGGGCCAGCACAAGATACTCATCCGCGGTTCGGTCCGGCTCATCGTCCTGCAGCACAACATGAACGAGCAGCTCGGTGTTCCACGTCGTGCGCCCAATGTTCTCTTCGGCGAGGTCATTGCCAAGCGTCACGGCAATTGCAACACGGTTGGCGCGAAGTGAAATGGCCCGGGCAAGCGAACGCTCGAAGCGCAGCTGCGACATGCTGGCGTCGCCTTCGAGCGCGGCGAGCACGCCAGCTGCAAAAACTTCACGAATTGCGGCCATTCAACCTCCACCGCACACTGAAAAGGACACGTCGCGCCCATGCGCCCCGTGAATTCATACGGCAACCGCTCCGATTACGCCGCGTCATCGATTCACCTTCGAAAGCGGGACGATGCAGAATGCCCCGTCCGAAAGCTGCATCACCGGCCCTGACACTGTATAACTGCCCGCGCAAAGCCCCGAAGTGACGTTAATCAGCATCTCGTACTCGGCGCCACCAAACACGTCGGTGCGCGCGGTCATTGTGAAAGCCGGCGCCGTCGCCATACCATCAAGCACGGCGCGGTCCGGCTGAGACACAATCGCCATACCTTCGGCTTCGAGGTCCGGCGCACTTACGCCGTCACCAAAATCCGTAAGGTAGGCATCCAGATCGTCATCGAGCTGCATGCTGACTCCCCCGCGAAAGTAACTTTGGAAGCTGACGGCGCCCTATCGAACGCCGTCAGCGGCTGCGTTACGCTGCAGCGGTGCCCGCGCCCTGGATCAGAAAGCCCGCCGATGCTCCGACGAGCTGCGCCTGACGCGCGTCGGTGACCGGGTAGTACCAGGTCTTCGAATTTCGGTCGTAGTACGGCTGTTCGACCTGCACGTAGCCGTTGAGCTGATAGGTGTATCCATACGTCGGGCTTCCCCGATCCTGCATCGAACCGGTGACCGAATAGCCGAGCACCATGTCGTCGCCCCACACGTCGGTGAGCGTCTGACCGTCGGTCGAGTAGATCGCATCGCCGAGCGCGAGATTCGGGATCTCGAAAAGCGACGCGAGCAGCGCGATCGTCGCGACGTCGCGGCCGGTGTACTTGATACGGTCGAGCGTCTTCGGATGCACTTTGAGGGCGCTGAAGACGGACGGCGAGATCACCGCCGAATTCGGCCGCTTGCCGACCTGCTTGCGCACCGCGTCGATCGCTTCGGACACAACCTCGAACGGGTCGCTATCCGGGTTTGTCCAGCGATCGCCCGCGGCGACGACGAGCTTGTTATTCGCGCCGTATTGCGTCGCATCGCGCGCGAGCTTCGCCTGCTCGTATTCGAGGCCAAGCGCCATGATGTTCTGCACGCTCGTCACAGCGCCTTGACCGAGATCGATACCGGGCACGGCTTGCGCTTCCTGATCATTTTCGATCGGCACCGCGCCTTCGAGGCTGTGGTCTGCCAGCGCGAAGTCGCCGTCGGCATAGCCGAACTGGACGCGCTTGGTGTTCTGGCCCGGCGCTCGACGAGTTGCATACAGCAGGAAATCCTGCATGCCGAACTTGATGATCTTGCCGGCACGCGAACCAACCTGAACGGTCGGGAACAGCACGCTGCCGACCATGGCATTGTTCGAATAGCCTTGGGCAACTGCCGTCAGGATCGGATCGACAACGCGAGCCTGCGACGGGCTCATCTGTGCATTCGCAAAGGTCATACAAACTCCTGGATATGAAAACAGAAACGCCCGCAAGCGCGGGCGTCAGAGTGGGTTCGAACGACTGCCGAAGCGCGTTCAGTTCGCGACGAGAAGGACTTCGATGAAGTCGCCGGCCGCCGTCGCCGCAGCGTCCTGATTACGCGCGACGACCACGCCATCGGCGTGCGGAACAGCCTTGCCGTCGGCACCGACCTCGATCGCGGCGTAGGCCGTGATTGCGGCGCCCGCTTCGACGATCGCCGTGCCCAAAACGTCACGCGTCACCAGATCGCCCGCCGCGCCATCGAAGCGCGAGACACCGATCGTGTTTGCTGCAGCCGCTGCATGCTGACCGTTGATACCGATGAAGCGGTTTGCCAAGACGGCCGCGCCGGCGGTGAACGACGCAGCCAGAAGGCTCACATTGCCCTGTTGCATAAAAGCTCCTGTTAGGAATATCGAATGAACTACAACGCTGAATGCGCTGCTTACTTGACGCCGAGTTCCTTCAGTGCCGCGACGAGCGTGATGCTCTTTTCGCGAGCGAGTGCCTGCGCCTTCGCGACAACCGCGTCGCCCTTCTCACTTTCCGTCGCCGCGTCGGCATTGGGCACGACCGGCGGCGCATCGGTGCGCAAATCCATCCCGGCCTTCGCGAGCGTCTCGCGTTGCGCCGTCAGAATGCGTGCAGCGGCCTGGTCGGGCGTAGTCTTGCCGTCTGCTTTCATCTCGGCAATCGCCTTCTCGTGGCCGGGGAAAGCGTGCGCTTCGATGCCGAGAATGCGCGCGCGCTCGGCGCTGGCTCCGGCCTCACGGCCTTCTTCCAGCACTGCGTTATAGACGTCGGCGTGTTCCGCCTTGAGCGTATTGAGATCCATACGATGGTTTCCTTTGGACTGGGTCGGTTGAGTCGGTTGATTGGTTTGCGCGGCGTTCACCCTGGCCGGTTTTCCAGACAGGCGGGCGACAACATCGTCGAGCGTGGCGACGCCATCCACGAGCCCGGCATCGATCGCCTGTTGACCTACGAAGACACGGCCATCGGCCATATCGGAGAGCACCTGGTCGACGGGAACCTTCCGGTTTTCCGCAACGTCATGCACGAAAACGCTGTAAAGATGGTCGGCCTGTACCTGAATGGTTGCGCGGCCTTCGTCGGACAACGGCTCATGCTGGCCAGCAATCCGCTTGTATTTACCGGCGGTGATGTCGGTTCGCTTCACGCCGCGCGCTTCATCCTGTTTCGACGTGTCAGTGTGCGTGTACACGACACCGATCGAGCCAACGACGGTCGTGCGATCCGCGATATAGACCTCATCGGCTGCGCTGCCGATCCAGTAGCCGCCGGAGGCCATCTGCCCGTCAGCGACCGTCACAATGGGCTTCTTGCCGCGCACAGCACGCACCTTGTCTGCGAGCTGCTGGACACCATCGACAGCACCGCCGGGCGAGTCGACACTGAGCACGATCGCCTTGACCGAGGGATCGTCAGCCGCCTGATTAACCATGTTGCCGATGATCTGCGTTGAAGCTCCGCCGCTAACGGACTGGAACAGGTTCGCGCGCTTCGCCAGCACGCCCATCACGGGCACGATCGCCACACCGTTCGTCACCTGATACGGTTTCTGCTCGTTATTGAGCGGCCGGCCGAGACGGGCCTCCACCGCGGCAATGTCGATCCGCTCGTCGCGAACGTGCGCTTCGTACACGTTGCGAATTTCGTCGAGCGTCGCGGGCAAGACTGCCCACGGCGCCGATACCAGCTCGAAAAGTCTCATAGTTCATCCGTAAAAAAGCCCGCTCATGCGGGCTTCAATCTGCGTTGTCCGCCGGCGCGGATGGTGCCGCACCCGCTATCGGCACTGTCGCTGGAATTACAAGCCCGAGGCTGCGTCGAAGCTTGACCTCCTCGCCGCGCTGGATCATGTTGGCTCGCCAATCCGAGCCGTCGAGCGCAGCCGTCTCTTTCTTGACATTGGAGAGATCGTTGTCGACCTTCATGACGGCCGCTGTCACTTCCTTCAGCGGATCGAGCGAGCCGGGACCATCGCCAAGCCACTCAGCTTGCGAATATGCAAATCGAATCGCCGGGTCAGCAAAGAAACCAGGAGCGGCGATTCTGCCGCTAGAAACGGCTTCAGCGAGCCATGCCTCATACACGGGCTGACAGAACTCCGAAGAAATCCACTGCCGCCGCACCTTGAAAAAGCGCCATGCTTCGAGCAGCGCTGCGCGCGAAGCGCTGTAACTCGCCGCGAAGTGCTTGATGAGCACTTCGAGCGGCAACTGCAACGCGACACCGACTTGCGTCAGGATCGATTTAACGAACGGATCGAAAAGCGCATTCGGGCGTCCGGGATTAACGACGGACGCTTTCTCGCCTGGCCCGAGAAAGCCGACCGCGCCGTAGCCGAGCGCCATTTCGTCGCCGCCATCGCCGGTACCGGGCTGGCCGGCGAAGCCGTCCATAGCAGCATCGGGGTCCGAGCCAGCATTGCTCTGCTCGATGAACACGGTGAACATGCCCGACACGACCGCCGCCATCAGCTCGGCTTCCGTATAGCGGCCGAGCTGCTTCAGCGCTTCGATGACTGGCGCTAGATACGGAACGCCTCGCCGGAAGCCGGGGCGGAGGTATTCAAAAATGTGCAAAACGTTGCGCCTGCCAGTCTTCGCACCGAACGCCTGCACGATCTGCCACGATTGCCCGGCCCGATAGTCGCCTGGGTGATATCTGGCGAACGCATACTGCTGCGCTCGTCCCGCTTCATCCTGCATCACTCCAGCCTTGAATCCCCCCTCAACGTCAGCCTTGTTATCGGGATTGCAACAGCGGTCCGATTCGATAAGCTGGACTTTCAACCCGTACACGCCGCCCGGCCGCAATTCGTAGGGCAGAGATACAAAGATGTCACCCGACTCCAGTGCCCCCCGAAAAGCAACGGCCTGCGCCTGATAGAAGTCGAGTTTTGCCTCGATATCAAACTGTTCCTTCTGCTCGCACCACTGGCGAAATTCCGCCTGAGTCTTGCGCTGCCATGTCGCCGCCTCATCGGGCTCCATGCCCAGCGCCTCGTGATCGATCGTCGGATTCAGCGTTAGGCCGGTCCCGATCACCGACGTGACGTTAGTGTTGATAGCGCCAAGCGCCAAGGGGGCGTTACGCAGCAGATCACGGGAGCGAGCCCTAAGCGTGGGCAGATCGCGCAACGTATCGCGATCGGGACTGCCGCCAACTGCGAACCATTTGCGCATACTTCGGCGAGACGTATCCGCTCCGACGTAACCAGAACCGTCGAGATACGCCGACATTGCCCGAGCCTGCGTGCGCTGCAAGCCAGCAGCCGGATTGAAATATCCGATGACGCGATCCAGAAAGTTACTTTGCGCCATTACTCAGCCCCCCGGTACGACGTATCGGACGCGAGCGCCGCGCCGGCGCACCGGAGACAGCGCCTTGACCTTCGAATCCCAAAACATGATCGACGACTGGATTTCTGCGAGATTCGCTCGCGTCATCTTCCGGCCGTCGATCTCATAGGCTTGGCCCTTCGCGACAGCAAGACTTGCCGCCATCCACGTATCGAGTTGCTGCTGCGCCTGTTCGAGCGTAATTCCCGCCATATATATCCTTTCTAATAACCGCGCGAAACCATTCGACGACCGCGCCGAACGCTGCGCGCCGGATTCAATGGAGACAGCGGAGAAACGTCGGGTAGACGTGGCACATCCTGATCAGGAAGCGGCATTGCCGGCTGTGGAGCAATGGGCTCCGCTACTTCAGTCACGATTGCATCCCTGACAACCTCAGCGGAAGCGCCCAGATCGCCGGAAGTGTCCGGGTCCGCCGGCGTCGCACTCTCTACGAACAGATCGCGCTGTCCCGCATGGAACACTTTTTCGCGGATCGTGAAAGCGACATCCGCATTCGACGACGTGAGATAGGAGAAAGCGGCATAGGCATAAACCTCACAGTCCCACGCCTCGTTACGGACACCCGCCGGGCATTGCCACATCCGGGCGCGCGTGCCGTTCGACAACCTCGCCCACACGCGCTTTTCTGAGCGCATCTGGCTGTAGTAGTCGGCTGTATATGCCATCGGGAAGTGCATGAAGCCAGCGCCGTGCTTCGATATCTCACGCAGCCGATAGTCGATACGGCTCTTGATCGCCTGCGTGCCGACCTGACGTAACTGCACACCGCCGGGAACAGGCTGCCCCTGCCAGTTGAACTGCTGGACTTTCGGCTTGCCGAGAATCGGCGCGTCGATAGGCTTGGCGCCACGTATTGCGAGCCAGTGCCGCCCACGAGCTTGCGCGGTTTTGCAGAACGCATACACGTCGTGGGTATGGTGGCCACCAGTATCGATACAGGCCGCTTCTACACGCATCAGTTGCCCGCTCGCGTGGCGAATCGGCATGAGAAGAATGTCCTCAAGCTTCTTCCACGTTTCCGGGCTGCTCGGATCGCCGTAGATTTCATCGTGGAACAGGCCCCACGACTCTTCGCCTCGCCCGTAGGCGCGCACCGTGATAGCGAGACGCGAATCCTGCACGTCGACGCCTGCCACAGCGATCAAACCACCCATCGGGCACGTCATCGGCATGTACGCTTCGGCGCGAGCCTGCAACTGATCCGCTTTCACGTCATTGCCGACCGTCTCCTTGTATGGCAGACCGAGCACGTTGTTCACGAACTCAACCATCGCCTCCGCATCGCTCTGCGCCTTGTGCCAAAGCTGTGCGATTTCGGGCCAGGGGCGCCAGCCGATCGGGGCGTACATTGCCGGCAGATGGAAGCTTGCCGTGCGGCCGTCGCCCTGAGCTGTTGGCATCCAGTACGCGTCAACGAATCCGCGCGTCTTCCACAGATGTTCGGGCGAGCCAATGCCGCAATCAACGCAGTAGCAAGCGACCGTCGAAAAATCGTCATCGCGGCACTTGAAGTTTTTCCAGTCGAAAAACTGACGATGCCCACACTCGGGACAGGCAACAAAATACTTGCGCTGATCGCCTGCGTCGTGAAGCTTGGCGATGTTCGATGCCCCGTCGAGCGTCGGCGTGCCGTTCGCGAAAATCTTCGCGCGACGGCCAAAGTTACTTGTCCGGTTTCGAGCAAGACCGATCGCGCTACCCTGATCCTCGACGTTCTGCGGATACTCGTCTGGCTCTTCGAGATCGACATAGCGAACCGAAGTCGATTTCAGCGAGTTTGCAACGCTGGCGATTGCGATGTCGAGCATGCCCCCCGGAAATTTCTTCCGGGTTTTTGTGTTGTCGCTGCCCTTGGTACCCGACTTCCTGATCCGCTTGCGCAGCGCCGGCGTCGATTCGCGCATTGGCTCGAATCGATCCAGCTCCCACTTCTTGCCAGCAGTACCAGTGGGGAACACTACGAGCACGTTGCCCGGCGCAGTCGTAATAGCATGCCCGAGAAAGTTCTCACCGGCCGACGAGCCGCCGACCTGATGCCCCTTCATCTGGGCGATTTCAACGACCCAAGAGTTATCGAACGGCGTTGGGTCATCGTGCGAATAACGCGTAACGTTGCTTACAGCGCCGCTGAGCGCGTCCATGATGCCGACAAGGTACGGCGTGCGCTCATTGCGCCAACGGCCCGGCTCAGGGCTGCTAGGAGGCAGCACGCGGTATTTCGCGGCCCACTCGGCGACCGTTATCGTTTCGTCTGGCCGGATCGCGTCTTGCAGCGTCTGAATGAACGCGTCTCTAGCTGCCATCGTCGAGTTCTCCGTCTTCGTCGCGCATCGCAGCGGCAATATCGATCGCGTTCAGTGCCGACGTCAGCTCGGCGCTCAGCAAACGCTCGATGTGCATGGCATCGGTTTCTGCGGCGACAATATCCTTAATCCGCACCGGCACATTGAGCACAGCGTCGCGCACGGTGCGCAGCGCGGTGAACCCGAGTCGCTGCGCTTCGGCAAGCGGAATCAGGTTGCCGCGCATCTCCTCCAGCTCCAGCAATTCCTTTTCATACCGGAGTGCTTCACGTGACGCACGTGAGGCGCGATAAGCGGCTAGCGACGGGTCTTCGTCCTTCGCGCCAGCAAGGCTCGCATCGTCGTCGTCCGCGCTGTCGGCGTCAGCGTGCACGGCAGTGGGACTCGCGCCAATAGCCGGGAGAAAAGGTATCGAAGGGCGCGAAATATCCGCGAACGCGCGCTTCGATTCATCGGCGTTACGGTCCCACTGCGCGGACGCGATCTCCGAGTCGATCTTTCCATCGGCATCGACGGCGATACGCCCGGATGCGATCGCTTTCTGCACCGCACGCAGCGAAACGCCGATGTGCCGCGAGAACGCGCGCTGTCCGAGCTTCGCCATATCAGCCCTCCGACGGCTGCGCGACTGCTCGCACGAGTGCCATGACGCCGGTCTGGATGTCGGTACGGTCGATCGCCGCCCAACGAAGCGGCTCGGCGCTCTCGAAACGCTGATACTCGCAGGCCGCGTCCGTCGCTGCCTGCTCGATCGACACGTCGATCGCCTCGGGATGCAGCGATCGCCTCGCGGCCTTGGCCTTGGTGACTCGCTGCGTCACCAACATGCCGGTCAGCTCGGCCTGAAGCGCGAGCAGCTCGCCGCCTTTCGCTTTGATGCGGTTCATCAGGTCCACTTCGGCCTGCGACAGTTCGCGATAGCCTTTGATCTTGCGGTGCTGGTTTTCCATTCGACGCCCTTGAAAATAAAAAAGGGCAGTCGGTGACTACCCGACTACCCGCAAATGACTACCTGACTACCCAACCTGACTACCCATAAAAAGGTCTGGGCAGACGCTGTGCACGGGGCTCGAATTACCCCTGTCGCCGCCGGGCCGGGAGGACCCGCCGCTTTTCGGGGGACCGGCTAGGGGACAACCCCTATGAAACCTCTGAAAACCCCGGTTTTCGCGAGGTCCGAGCGTAGTGCGGCACCAACGCGGTGCAAAAAGTCGCGTCAGGTGAAAAGGGTTTCTAAATCACCTAGATTTTTAAATCGCTATAAAACTTTTGCGCGCGGGAAACAACCGTGCCAGCCGTGCGGCTAACGCCTTCCGAACGCCAACTGGAACGCGCCCGAGATGTTTGCGCCCATCGTCGCGCTCACGCTGTCGGACACGATCTGATCGAACGGGAAACGCGGCTGATACTGCGGCGCACGCGTGAATACGAACACAGGCTTCGCGCCACCGTATTGCAGGTGCGAGACGCGGGCGTCCCATCCGTAGTTCGTGCGCTTGTAGATGCCAGGTGGAAGCTTGCCCTCGCGATTCACGAGCGCGAAATAGCTAAAGCCGATCGAACCTTTTCGACCGCGAGCCAATGCATCGCGGCGCTTCTGCGTCATGTTCGCTCGATAGCCTTGCTCGCCGAACGCCTGCAGGTACGACATCACCTGAACGACTTGTGATCGCGCGACATTGCCGTACGCATCGAGCGTCGCTCCACGTCCCGGCATGGCGAACTGGTCGCCGCGCATCAGACCGATGCGTCGCAATGCGGCTTCCATACGTTTGACGTTCCGACCACCGCCATCGACTTGCGGCAAAAGGTACTTTGTCGCGGGCGTGCCCTTGAACGCCTCATCCTTGAAGCCGACCGTCGCCACCAGCTTGGTTGGCGATGCCGTTACAACGCGAGTGCTGTTCAACGTCCACGGTGTCGGCCGGTCGAAGTACGTAGGCATCGAAGTTTTCAGCGCCGCTTGCGCCTGACGCGCCGTCGCATTCAATGCCTTCGCCATCAGATTCGGCATGCGGTTCCGCACGCTGTCGTCAACCACTGCCTCAAACTGAGTGGTGTCCAGCTTGACCGCAAACGAAGATCTCGACATTTTCAACCCCGTAGAAAGGCGAAACGCCTGAGCGAATCGCCTTTCGCACTTTCAGTGCCAGCGACTACGCCGTTGCTTGCTCGACAGCCTGCTGCGGATACAACACCGACAACGCTGCATTCGTCGCGGCCTGAATTGCCACGTCGGTTTGCTGCGCGTCGCACGCCTTCAGAGCGAGCGCGATCTTGATCGCTGCGTCGACATTGCTGCTGGCCTGCGTGGCCTGTTGGTTCGAAGCTTCCGGCATTTTTCCCTCGATGGTGGAAATTAGCGCGTCGAGCGGTGACTGCTCGATCGCGTCGACAATTGCTTCCACAGAGGAAGCAACACGTTCGACAGTCGATTCGACCGACTGGGCTTCGGAACGACCCCAGTGGAAGATCGACTGAAGAATGGATTTCAGAGACATGGACAGCCTCCAATGCAAAAAGCCCCGAGGCTCGCGCGCTCAGGGCTTCAGATATGCGGGTTTCGTACGGACGAACGCCCGCCGAACAATTCCCGGCAGGCTGTTGGCATGTTATTCGTCGCGCCGCTCGCGCGATTCTGTACGACTGCCGGGACAGGGTTGCTCCACGAGTGTGCGGGGCTCACAGCTTCCAGTGACGCGGTAAAGGTTGCATGGCGCGGAGTATAGGCAGGGTTTTTCTTGGAATGCAACTTTTTCATCGTTGCATCCGGCGGCGTACTGTGTCGTGTGCGGCACCGTCTAATTCATCCAGCAGCGCGTGAACAGCGTGGAAATGAGTCTTCCATCGCGCATGATATTGCTCCAGCGAAACACTGAGAGCCCGTGCTCGCGCGACGTGATCTTCCGGCCGTCGGCCTGTCCCGCGACACACGCCGCAGATCTGCCGCCCTGCAATTTTTGACGCGATTTCGACGTCATGCTCACCGATGCCCTGACACTGCTCGCATCGCTCAAACTCGCGATACACGATTGGGCCACTTCCGTCACGTCGCGCTGCGAACGGAATCCGATACTCGTCCCGGCACACTCGACCCTCCCCATTGCAGCTCGCGCAGACCACGCGCTGATGGGTCACAGCCTTACCGCGACCGCTCACGCCTCGTCCGTCGCACGCGATACAGACGTCCGCGATCCATTCGACGATGGCCTGCCGCGCGAAGCGCTCAATGATGTCCGTCGCAAGCCGTTCGACCTTTTTTCCCGTGAGCGCAGCAGTCTTCTCCGCCGCTCGCGTCACACCGGTAAATTTCGAGCGCGCGAATTTACCGGGCTCACGCATTCGCTTCGCCAGAAGCAGCGATGCCCGATTCAGGCCGGATCGCTTCACGTCCTGCCCGTATTTCATTCGCCACAGCAGTCGACCGAGATCGTTGGCAAACGCGAGCGCGCCCAAAGTAACTTGCGGGTCCGCGATCGGATCGGAGAATTGCCCGCGCACATTCATCGCGACACCGGCTTGCTCTTTCAGGTCGATCATCGAGTTACTCCCTTTCGTCCTACTGTCCCAATGTCCCAATGAAAAAGGGTCGTGACTGCGCGCGCGCGCCTGCGACATGCGCACCCTCGCCCGCACATCGCGCACGTCGCAGGCGTCACGCGCACGCACACGAGGGCCGGCGCTTGGGACGCCGGGACATGGGACGCCATCCGGCGCGCCGCCGCGACGTCGCTGGCGCGCCGATACAGGCTGACGCGCGCGCCACGGGGTGCGGCAAGAGTCGATTTACAGCGGCGCATCGTCGTCCTCCGTCACTTCTGCGAGCGCGCCGTCTGCGGCGATTACGGATACAGGCTCCTGTGCGGGCGGCTCGTAATACCACTCGCGCGTACCCTTCGATTCGCGCTTACGGACCCATCCCAACGACTTCATCGCCTTTCCGATACGCCGCTGCTCGGCTGGCGTCCACTTCGAGATTTCGAGCTTGAGGCACGAATTGAGGATGTCTTCCATTGTCACGCGCGGAAGGAACTCGCAAAAGCGAGCGATCATCGTTTCGTAGATGTCGCCTTCATAGCGCGCGTCCTGCTCCGCCGAGAACAGATGCTTCTCTTCCGGAAGCACCTGCCACGGCGCAGGCAAAATGCCCTCCGCTTCGGCATTGGCCCGTTCCCACTCGCAGTATTCCGTGTACGCCTCGGCCCAGATCTGATCGCGGTTCGCCGCGAGCCCCTTCAGATCGAGGACGTCCGCCGTTCGAACAGGCCAGTAGCGGCGATTACCGGATTCGTCCTTCAGATACGTGTCGAAATTCACCGTTCCGCCGAAAACGCTCTGGCGCGGCACATCGATAGCCCGACGAGCATATGGTGGTCGATACGTATCCACTGCCGTCGTAAAGAAGCGCTTGGCGTTCGACGAATCAGACTTACTCAGCGCATCCAGTTCGGCCAGCTCGATCACCCATTTGCCAGCCATCACCGCGAACGAATCCTTATCGCCGATCACAATATTCGCGTCGGTGAACCAGCCAGGGCCGAACAGTGTACGGAATGCGCCGGACTTGCCAGCATCCTGTTTGCCTTCGAAAATCAGCACGTTGTCCATCTTGCAGCCAGGACGCATCACGCGCCCGACCGCGCCGAGCAGCCACTTATACGATACGTGGCGGACATACTCGCTATCCTGCACGCCAAGCCACGTCGTCAGCCAGCCACGCAGGCGAGGCTGACGATCCCATTGCAGGCCAGCGAGATAGTCCCGAACTTCATGATAGCTATTGCGTTCGGCCGCGAGAAAGACCGCGTCTGCGATCACATCAGGACGCGGGCTGAAAGAGTAGTTCTGGCCAAGCCAGAGCGCGCAGCGCGCATCGTCTCGATCACCCCACTCGCCCTTCTCGCCGCCTTCGAAGGGGGGCGCCGTCAGCTTCATGATGCGCAGCGCGAACTTCTCGAAGGCCAGCACGCCCTGCCAACGCTTGTCGTGCGTGAGGATCGCGAACACGTTATCGAGACAAGGCAGCAGCGCGTTGGATTTTTCCGCGCGGCGCAGGCGCTGTTGCCACGTGAAGTGACTGTTCTCCCCTTCGACGCCGTCCCACTCGGGCGTCTCGCTCTCCGCGTCAGCCGCCGAAGGGGTAGCCGAGGAAGCGCCGACGAGCGAACGAACGCCGTTGTCACCGGCAGCGCTCACGACACCCGCCTTTTCGAGATCGTCGAGCAGATGAGCGGCGCGGTTATAACCAATCTTCAGCTCGCGCTGCAGCGCCGATATCGATATGCGCTTGCCCTTGCGAACATGAGCTGCTGCCTGCTCGTACAGCGGATCTTGCCCGCGATCGACGGCGTGCAGATGCGGAAACGGAGGGATTTCGCTGTTGGCGGGCGCGAGTGCCGCGAGCAACGCGCTCTCGACCTGTGCCTTGACCACGTGCAGCCCTTCCTCGACGTGCAGATCGTTGAAATCCGTGAGCTTGCGCTCACCGCGACCCGCGAACATCGGGATCGTGACGCTCGCGTTGCCGACGGCTGCCGCCGCAGCGCGGGCGTACTTGACGCCTGTGTTTTCGAATCGGCGAACGCGCGGTGCAACGCCGTTGCGCTCGATCACGAGCTCAATGTACGACACACCGTTCTCGTCGCGCTTGCCCGTTGCACGCACAGCGTACTGGAGCTTGTTGTGCGAGATCTGCGTGGCGTCGTCGGCGTCCACGAAGAACTCGCCGTCGAACCCATACTCGTCACGCAAATGTTCGCGCATGCGGCGCTCGATGACCCAATCGTCATCGGCGCAAATGAGGATATGAATGTCCGGGCATGCTTCTCGAAGCGAACGCGCAGCGCCGTGGATGCCGCCCGCGTCAAAGCAGACAACGAGCGGAATGCGGTTCTCGGTCGCCATACGGATCGAGCGGCCAGTCGCATAGCCTTCCGCGATCATCGCCAGCTTGTCGTCTGGCTCGATATCGCCGAGCTGGAGTGCGGCCCCGCCCTTTTCCATGCCCTTGTTGAAAAGCTTGCTGCCGTTCGGCGCGATCTTCTGCAGTCCGGCAAGCTCAGCACCGCCGGCGCGATAGTGGTACATCGGCACATACAACGTGCCGTCCGCAGCAAAGCGCACGCCTTCCGGCGTGATCTGCTTGCGACCGAGGTACTCCGACGCGCCATCTTCCGTCGCCGCATCCCACTGCGAGCGCGCGCGATTCGCGGCGAGTTTCGCCTTTTCACGCGCCTTCGCGGCCGAAACTTCTTCGAGCCGCTTCTGGCGCTGGCGCGATTCTGCGAGGGTCTCCGGAGACAGCGCTGCGCCCTCCCATCGGAAAGTCTGTGCGCCATTGTCGTTGCCGGACCAATAGCCAAATGCGCCCGTGTATCCGATGACGGAGCCGCTCTGGACGATCTCGTGAATCGAATACCAATATTTCTTGCCCGGACCGTAACGATGAGGCCTGCCGTTGTCGGAGACGCGCGGATGCCCTTCCGGAAGTTTCGGATGGCCCGCAGCCATCAACTGATTCGCGATCTGATCGAGTGTCGCCATTGATTAGCGCCCCGTTCCTTCGACAATGATGCGCGGGAAGAGAAGGCCCTCGTTATTGAAATACGAGCGCCATTGGCGACGGCCAGCGCCGAAACGTGAAACGGCGCCATTTGACAGTTTGGACACGAGAGGATGCCGCGCACGAAGCGCAGATGCGGTACTGGACAAAGTCACTTTGAGCCCCGGAAAGTTATTTGCCGCGTAGGCGGCGCCACTCGGCTTCATGCAGGCTCCGGAACGTCTGGATCTGCTCTGCTGTCATGTAGCCCGCGATGAAGCCCGCAAATAGGCGCCGCTCAGTCACTGTGCGCAATGTGGCGCAGTGATAGGCGGCGGCCTTTATAAATTCGTCGAAATGTCCGATCTGCCGGGCGCGGACAAGCAGCATGTCCGCCGGGAAAATGGGACAAAGGGTCAGCAGGAAGGGAAACAGATCGGCCGGCGAGTGCTGCGCGAGACGAGCCATCTCAATGGACGCGCATTCGAGTTGGTGATCGAGGTCGCAACAGAGCCCCGCTTTCGCGCGGAACCGGTTGCAACACGCCATACCCCTTTCGAAGTGCATGCTCAGCGCGCGGGCTTGTTGCTCACGCGACGCACCGTCGCAACCAGGCGATCGAGCATTCGCTGGCTTCCGCGTGCGGCGGCAACGATATCGTCTGCCTCCTGACCAGTGACGACGTCATCTTCAAGCGCCGCATGGACCTGCTCTGCGACGATCCCGGTATGACGCGCGAGGTCGAGCGCGTGCAATGCGACGTCGCTTGTCGTGCTTCCGGCAGAGGTCGCCTCAACCGGCGTTGCGCTCAGGCCAAAACGTTCATTGAGCGCGATCAAGGCGTCGCGATAGTGCGGCTCGCGACGCTCTTCCATCCACTCGGTCAGCAGTTCGAACATCTCCATCGACAGGCGGTTTTCGCCCTCACCACGCAGACGAAGACGCAGGCTTTCTGTGCCGATGTTACGGCCACGACGATTCGTGAGAAACGCCGCAGCATCTGCCACGCCACCCTTGGTGTTACGGACCGACGTGTACAGCACGTCAAGCCACTCGGCGCCGCTATATCTGCAAGTCATTCGTGCCCCGCTTATCTTTGTGGACCTGATTTTTCATTCTGTTTACCGCTGATCGCGACGACTACGATTCACCTCGCACGGTCGCGGTCGGTCAGTTGCTGCTCACCGGATCGCACCGTCGGATGCGACTCGAAATAGTTATGCAGCGCCTGGACGGTGGAAAAACGCGGATCGGTGACGCTTCGCGCGCTCAGCTTCATAAGCGTCGAGTACGGAACGCCAGCGCCAACCGCGATTGCGCGCAGATTGCCTTTTTCGCTGCCGAGCCGGACGAGGACCTGCTCCAGCAACGTCGTGCCTTGGATCTCCATACGACCCCCTGATATGAATACCGCCATATTAACCATAAATGGTTATTCAAGCAACCCAATGATGGCTAAACATAGCCGCAACTGGTTACCCATTAATGGCACGCTCGCTGCCATGAGCAGACAAGACACAAAGCAGATCCTTGCGAGAAACCTTCGCGAACTCATGCGCCGGAGCGATTCGCTCGACACACAGGTGAAGGTCGCCCAGCGCGCGGGCATTGCACAGAGCACAGTAGGCCGTCTACTGCGCGGAGAGGTGCACGCGCAGCTCTCGCAAATCGAGTCATTAGCGGAAGCATTTAAGGTCGACGTGACGGCGCTGCTGAATGAGAGCGGCCCAATCGACACGAACGCGAGCGGGCCACACGACGACACGTTCGAACGCCTCTCCGATGACGAGAAACGGCAGGTGCATGACTTTGTGGTGTTCTTGGCGGGTCGTCACGACTCGGACGATCGCCCCGTAATTGTTGGAGAGGTCAAGCGAACTACCGCGACCAAAGCTGAGGCTAGAAGGCAGGCGGACGAATATTCGGCAGCCGTTGCCGAAACTTTCAATACCGAGCAGATGAAGAAATTGCCGGCCGAATTGGCAGGCCGGCTGATGCAGGCAATCCAGCGTGAGCTTAATAATGACACGCTGAGCCTGAGCAATGAACGCGAACAAGAGACCAAACACACCGTGCAGCACCACAAACGTTCTTCATCTCGTTGACTTCCGGGAGCCCGAACGGCCCACCAGGGATGATGCGACGCAAACACATGCAGCACGCATAAAGCTAGTCAACGACATCGTCCTGTCGAGACTGAAGCACCCTCAAAAACCCGCGCTCGCAGCCGCCGCTGCTTATATCGATGCAAACGGTTGCATCGGCATAGCTGCCGCAGGGATCGAGCCAGAGATGGCGATCCCTCTAGCCGATGAACTTCGAGCGCTCGCTCGATCGCTCGAAAGCCACGCCACAAAGCAACGCACACGCCCTAAAAAACAACGCGGCGTTGCGCTCATCGGAACCTTAATCGCAATCAGCTTCGCGGCCGCAACTTACTGGAACGACGTTGCGTGGGTCGACGCCGCCCTATCCCTTGCCGCTCAAATCGCCGCCGGCTACCTTTCGAAGCGCAACCTTTTCTGACATAACGACCTCCCTCCCGGCTGAACGTCAGGCCCAAAAATAACCATTTATGGCTTTACACAAAAACCACTAATGGTTATTCTTCGTCCCACGCGCACGGTGCGCGCTGGAGATCCACATGAGTTTCGAAGACGTGAACGGGGACGGGAGGCGCGCGTGGCTACGGGAGGAGCAAGAGCCACGCGTTCGGCAGCACGTACCCCAAAGCAACTTTGAGGAGTCGCCGCACTGGCGAATCTGCCTGCTGATCGCAGTGATCGTGATTGGGATCAGCGTGTTTTCACCTGATCCCGATGCAGGGTCGAGCGCGCAACGCGGTCGCCCTATCCGGCTTCAGGCCGCAGGAATCGCCCGCACATGGGTGTCGGAAGAAGATCCGTCGCGCAGCCAATACAGCACGCAGTCGCCAAGCATATCGGTCTTCAGCCAAGAAGGAAGCGGAAGGAGGCTCTTCTCCGCATCAAAAGCACGCTTCAGCGTGTGGTGCTCGCGCGCAAAGCGCATTAGCTCGTCACTCGCCTGATCCACAAGCAATTCAGCCATTTTGCTGCTGTACGCAGCACCCCTTCCTGTCGGCAAGTGTTCGACGACGCGGTAAGGGAGTCTGCTGCGATCACGATAGGAAATATTTTTCATGCAGATCATTTTTCTGACGGGGAAACAAGGCGCACTGAAGACGTCGCTTTGGGGCGCTGCACTTCAGGGCCACTTTGAACGCGCAGGCAAGCGCGTTCTCTACGTTGAGTATAGGGGTGAAGACACCGCCGAATTCTCTCGCAGCGTCCGCGAGGAAGGCCCCGATGTCGTCATCGTCGACACCGAAGTTTATGCATTCCCATTCATCGGTTTTATCCCCGACTTCGAACTTCGCGTGTGCGAATTCGGGCTGGCGTCGAGCTACGAGACTGGCCATTCCTTCATCCCCACGTTCGGCGATGACGGCCCGTACACGGATAAGCGGTCGAGCGCCGATGACGAACTGATCAATGCATACCTTGACGGACGTGATGCCGTCACCGTTGAACAGGTTTCCGCGAACTGCCTCGGCTTACCGGACGCTGCTCGGACACTCCGCTCGATACGCCAGATCGAACGTTCACTTGTTCTTGCCGGCTGGAAACGGTCTGCGCCACCGTACAGCAGCCCGATGCAATGGGTCCGCGACACCAAAGAACCGCACTGCTGATTGCCGGACCCGGACATGGCCGAGCGAATCCCCGTTTCCGATCTGGATATCGCGCGGGAACACCGCCTCGGCCGCTTCCCCGGCTCCGCCGCTGACGCCATCACAAACCCAGCCATGCGTATCTGCCTCACAAACCTCGCTGAGATGAGGAAGAAACGCGAGCAGCCTGCCGATCAACTTGTCGACGGCAAGCGCCTCGCCGCTGGCGATTCGGAGTAACACCACATGCCCCGCATCAAACAGACCACAGCGCCTGAATTGCAGCAATCGCGCCGCGACACACTTGGCTTGCGTTCGGTTGTCTTCTACGACCCGAGGGCTCCGCGCCCGACTACGCCGGTCATGGTCGGGCAATACGTCGTCGCTCGCCGCCCGCTGCTCGACAGCATCTACACGCTCTACATGATCCTTGACGGCAAGACCGTCGTCCGTACCCAGATCTCGTATCCGTCGGAAGAGGATTGCGCCTCGGCAGTTCTGCGCCACCGCGCCGCGCAAGCGGCATCGATGGCTGAAACGACGATCACGAAAGCAAAGAAGCGCCGCACACAACCCGCAGCGGCGGAGGTTGCTTGATGCTCGCGATCCTCATCACGATCGCGACCTGCGCGACCGCGTGGCTGTTGACCAGCCCGCAACCCAATCGAACCGTCGGCGGCCTCTTCGGACTGATCGACTCGATTCTCTGGCTCGTCGCCGGCATCGCCGCCGGCAAGACTGCCGTCATCCTCATCGCCGCATTCTGCGCACTGTGCTTTCTGCGCCCCCTTCTGCGCAGCCGATCGGTGAGCCTTTTCGGGAGCAAGCATGCAAACTGATCTTTCACCCATCTGCAAGTCGTTGATCGCACTGCTCGCCTCGGGCGCATCCTTCACCCGAGGCGAGATTTATAGCGCGCTTCCGGACGCAGACCGCGCAACCGTCGACCAGACGCTCGACATGCTCGTACGTGCCACCGTTGTCATCGAGGGCGATCTGATCGGAGCCGACGGCGCCCGGGGTCGCGTGCCCTGCTACTACCTCGGCGGCGCGGACGGTCGCGGTTCCCATCAGACACCCGCAAAACTGGAACTAGCCAGCACCGGCGAACCGTCTTCGCACGATGAATCACTGGCGATCAGGACGGTGTTCCGTGGCGGGAAAGTCTATCTCGCCGGCATCGGCGCGTTGCCCGAGACCGTTGACAATGGCTCGCGCGCCGACGCACACACTGGCGAAGATCCCAGCGGCGTTGCCTGCGTGCAGATCACGCGCCACCGCAACTACAACGTTGGGAGCGCGATCCGTCACCTTTGGTGTGTTGGCCTGCGCGATGGATCGTCGCGCGCAGCGCGCGAGCAGATCAAAGCGATCAAGGAAGCCCGCTTCTACCTCGACGACGAGATCGAGCGCCTGCAACTCACGCTCGCACAGGGAGGTGCAGCATGAGCGACAAACGCACCAGCCCGCTCGTGCTTGACGCAATGATCGTTACGGGCAACACGAAGGCCGCAGTGAAAGCAGCAGGCGGGGGTTCGTCGGACCTCTGGACGGTGCCGCCCGAGCACATTCATTACGACCCGCGCGACAACGTGCGGCCGCTCAATAAGGAACGGGTGCGCAAGATCGCGGATCTGATCAAGGCCAACGGATACGACCGCAAGAAGCCGCTCGGATGCTTCGTGCGCAAGGTCGGCGGCGAGGATCGGATCTTCGTCTACGAGGGCCAGCATCGCTACCACGGCGCCCTGCTCGCGATCAGCGAAGGCTACGAGATCGACCGCCTGCCGCTCGTCATCGACGAAGCGAAGTCCGTGACCCGAGCGAACCTGATCTACGCCGGAGTCGTCAATAACGATAGCGAGAAGCTCACGCCGCTTCAGTTGGCCGAGCAGATCGTCGAACTGCAGGCTCTCGGCGAAGAGAACAAGACGATCTGCGCGCGCCTGAACATCACCGATCAGACGATTCGCGACTGCCTGCTGCTGGCGAAAGCGCCTGCCGCGATCCACAAGCTTGTTCGCGAACAGGCAGTGACGTCCACGCTCGCCATCGAACAGATCCGCGCGCACGGCCCCGAAAAGGCACTTGAGCGACTGCAGCGCGGTATTGAGGCGGCGAAGGCGACTGGCAAAGCCAAAGCAACGAAAAAGCACGTGGAAGCCGCATCCGCCGCGCCAGCGGCACTCGCGCCGAAGAGGATCAACGACACGCAGGCAAAGCAACTTTTGCAGGCGCTTCAGTCGGTGCTGCATGACCCGCTGTTCGGCAAGCTTTCTCCAGGGACGATCGAGGGGGTGCACACAGCTCTGGAACCGTTGACAGACCTGCTCGACGCGTTGCCGTCAAAAGCAGCGAAACGCGCGATCTCAATGCCTAACGAGCATGGCGTGTACACGAGATGTGAAACGATTAAGGCGCCCCTTTTCAAGCGATCTGGCAGGCATCCGTACGAAATCCATCTCGCACACATTGCTGCCGACAAGTGGATATTCAGCACGTCGTCCGCGATTGGCACCGAATACCGGTCTAGCCCCTGCGCCCTACGCGAAGGCGATCCGACGTACCCCACGCGCGGTCAAGCGATCCGCGCAGCCGTATCGCAAATCACGCTCGATATGCAGGATCCGCGCAAACGCGACGCAAAAGAGGCCCCGGGCATCCACGCGTGGCTCAACAAGCTCTACCTCGCTCCGGACCCCGACTGGACGGAAGCACTCGCCACCTCCGCTGTGGGGTCCAAATGACGGTCCTCGCGGCTACTTCTACCCAACGTCCGCTGTCGCGTCAGCGGGGCGACGCGGAAAAGCGCCCGAGGCTTTCCCTCGCTGGCGCCGTACCGGCGCAGCCTTCGAACGTCAACGACAACAACAGCGGGCTCACGCCCGCCATCCAGAAGGACGAAGCGCCGCGTACGCGGCGCAAACCAATCCAGACGAACGAAGCCCCGTCTGATCGACGGGGCAACCTCGCGCGCATCGAGGCGCTCGCAATCGAGATCCGCTCGCTGGCCGAGGCCATCGTGCTCGGCGCGGACATAGAGCTGCTCGACCTCATGCGCGACGAAACAGGCAGCTATAGCCGGCACAAAGCCGCTCAGGAAGCGCGCACATGGGCCGAACAAGGGCGCCTGACCGTCGAGACTGGACTGATGCAACTGGAGCGCGCGATGCGCTCCACGACCATTCGAGGATGACCATGAATGAACAACAACTCCGCGCGATACACGCGCAGGCATGTGCCGCTGTCGCGCGCATCGATCGCAACCTGTCTCCGATCGAAGACCGTTTCTGGCCTCTTTATCTGATGAGCGCTTTCGCCGCCGTCGTCCCTGCTGCGGTAGCGCCGAAAACAATGCCGGAGGTCTTCGACGCGCTCGCGAATTTGAAGACGGATCCGGCACTCATCGAAAAGATGAAAGCATGTATGGAAGTGTTCAGCCCCAATGAGGCGGTCATTGGGCCGTATCACGTGTTCGAAGCCGGCCGCCGAGCAATTCGCGCTGCGAAACACGATCAGATCGCATGTTCACTCCTTAACGGACGAGGAACTAAATGTACATGCGACGCGATGAACGCACTTACGCCTATCCTCGCAGCAGATGCGGCAGCGCAGAGCGACAGCGCGTTTCGCCGGCGCGTCGAGCGACTTTTGGTCCAGCTTCATAACGAAGACCAACTGAGCGAAGGCCAGTGCGCGAAGGTGTTGGATATTCACCGCATCGCGTGGCGCAAGATTGTCGACGAAGCAGCCCTCGAACACCCGACAACGGCGCGTCCCGACGAGCGCGCGGAGGTAACAAAGGTCGAATATGAAACCGCCGTCGAAACCTTGCGACACGTAATTGACTGCTTGCGTAAGACTGGCACTTATACGGACGAAGAAGGCGATGCCACTGACTATCTTGAGCCTTTGCTGATTGCGGCAGCACCGCAAGCAGCGCTGAGCGACGCAGCGCGCGATCTACTCGCCGAGCGCGCGAGGCAGGTGTGCGTCGAAGGCTGGACGGCCGAGCACGACGACAAGTACCGCGACCATGAAATGTCGTGTGCCGCTGGCTGCTATGCCATGCACACGCTCGCATATCCCGCAGGCGATCCGCCATCGGCGTGGCCCTGGGCAGCTAGTTGGTGGAAGCCGAAGACGCACCGCCAAAACCTCCTTAAAGCGGGGGCATTGATCCTGGCCGACATCGAGCGCATCGATCGCAAAGGCGGCGAAGCATGAGTGACAAGCGAGATCTCCCGGGCGTAATCGTCGCCTTCGGCTCCCCGGACAAAGTACTGCTGGACCGCATGACAGCGATAACTGTTGCATGGACGCTGCGCGCCGCCCGTGGAGAGTGTGGGTGGGTATGCGCCGACTGCTGCCAGTCGTTCCCGGCTGGAATGCCCGACGAGTGCTGCTGCGGCCATCAGAGCTGCACGGACATCATCGCGCGGGACAAGCGCGACGCATTCGCCGAGCAGCCCGACGAAGGTAATCACCGTCCAATAGGAGACGACCATGACGGTGTACGTTGACGATATGTACCTTCACAGCATTGGACGCTTCGGCCGCATGAAGATGTCGCACCTGATCGCGGACACCGACGAAGAACTTCATGCTCTAGCCCAGCAGATCGGTGTCGCGCGTCGCCACTGGCAATCGCCCACTGCCACGTCAGGCAGTCACTATGACATCTGCATGAGCAAGCGCGAGCTCGCCATCGCCGCCGGCGCAGTCGAAATTACATTGCGCCAGTGCGCGGCGATGAACATGCGTCGACGTATGACTGGAGAGCTCGGCGACCCTCAGAGCGCGGCTGAGTGGCTGGTAAATCGCCTGGTAGAGCGCGGCGCACGACTTAACAGAATCAACGGGGAACAAGGATGAGAACGCCGATCAACACGCTGCCGGGCCGCTACACGCCGACGCTGATCAACGGGACAATTCAGCACAAGCGAGACAAAGCAACTTTGCAGATCGATGCCGTGGCGCTCCTTCGCGAGAACGGACCGTTGCCGAAGAAGAAGATCATCACAGCGCTTCGCACGGTCAAGTGGCTCGTCGACGAGGTAATGGAGAAGGCTGAAACCGAAGGCGAAATCGAGCGCTTCCGCAAGCTCAGCCCACGCAAGCGCATGGACGAATACTGGTGCATCGCAGGGATGGCGCCGGCGAAAACGACGGCACGATTCAACGCGGCCGCTGTGCTTGCAGCGATGCAGGCCCACGCCCTTCAACTCGCTACCGGAGGCCGCGCATGAGCCTGCTTACGCGTGCGTATATTCTCGAAAAATTCGGCGTGCGCCTGTCGGTGCCGCAGCTCGCGCAACTGCTCTCGATGGCCGAGGGCACGGTGCGCAACCAGATCAGCGCAGAGGTCTTTCCGATCCCGACGTACAAGGAAGGATCAGCGCGGTTCGCGCCGTATGAGGCCGTCGCGGACTATCTCGACAGGATGTCGGAGCAAGCCCGGCAAAAGGCAGCGTGACCTCTGCCGCGTGGCGCTCAAAACGATAATGGCCGCTTTCGCGGCCATTATTTTCTTCAGAGCATGCGTCGAACCTCACGGCCCAGCAGCCGCGCTCCCACTCTGAGCGGCAAGGAAATCATCGACTTTCGCGATGAGTACCTCGCAGGCTGGAATGAAATCCGTGGCTCTGCTCTGGGGAAATACGGTGCTCAGATGATAGTCTGCTTCCGTTCGTGTCTTCTTCAGGTCTGTCAGCACATACGCAATCGACATCCCTTTCTTCGAATGCGCCTTGTAGCGCTCAGCAAGGGTCTCATGCACGCCACGCACAGCGTTGCCGCCGTGCAGCGCACAGGCATCGGCGACCTCAAGTGCCCTGTGATACGCAGCGTAGTATGCGCGCGATGACGATGAGCGCCACTCGCACTCACCACCGCCGGTGCTCAGCGCACCGGCAAGCGTCAGCAAATCCTGGGACGAGATGGTCAACGTTTCACCTGTATAAAGTCGCCATCGAAATGGTACGAACTCACAGGCCGGCACGCGAACGTAACAAACTCCGGTGCGGGATCGTCAAAGCTATCGCACAGTGCGTCTGCAATTGCGAAGTTCAATTCTCCGCAACGCGCCGCCGATTCGTCGACATAGAACTCAAAACGCAATTCGCCGCCGAGATGTCTGAGCGAGGCCTGCCTGATTGCACTACCTTGTGAAAAAACGGCCGCTGCAGCGACTTCAATCATTTTTATCCTTTGCGCAGGTCCCACGGCGTGCTCAGCGGCAATCTCAAGCAGACGCGCGGCCGATGCCGCCAAGGCGGGATCGAACTTGGCATTACGTTTTTCCGCGATCATGAAAGCCTCCTCCAACTGGAGCGCCTTCTTCAACGTAGAAAGCGCGCCAAGCAAACCATGCCCGTCAATCCCCGTTTCGATAAGCTGTCGCGCGGTCTGAACAGCCAGCGACGCCTCACCCATGAGCGCAAAAAGTGAACTGGCGTTGCCAAGGACAGCCTCGTCCTTGGGAGCCAGCCTGATAGCCGCCTTGATAGCATCCTTGCTGTCCGAGCGCTTTCCCTGAAGGAATGCTGCTGCACCGATCGCGAGCCAGGCGAATGCCGGAGCAATCGCCTGTCGTTCCAGCAGCAGCCGTGCCTGCCGCTCATGTCGCTTGACGGTCAGAACGTCATTCTCGCCATGCGCGACAAGCACAAAGAGCTCGTTCAAGCCTTCCATAGCCGCTTTTGCGGGCTGATTCACTAATCCGTCCCCGATTTAAAGAGTGTGTTGCAGCCCGATAGTATCAGAATTGCGCATGCGCCAATTTTTGCCCGATCACCAAGCCGGACAGTTGTCCAGCGCACACAACACGTTAACGGCCGCGTCATTCCTTCCTGAACGCGCGTTGCCGCCGCTACGCGACTATCCTCAGTCGCCCCTTTCTCGCGACGGCGGCCGGATCGAGATTGGTATAGCGCTTCAGGTTGCGCCAATCCTTGTGACCCGTGACCGTCGCCACTTCGGGGATCTCCCAACCCGCCTCGAACAGCGCGCTCGTAGCCTCATGCCTCAAGTCATGCAGATGCAGGTCAACGATCCCCTTCTCATCGCAGGCCTGCTTGAAATACTTGCTGGCCGTGCCTTTGTCGAAACGGAAGATGAAATCATTCTTGTGTGCCGGCAGTGACGGATCAGCGGTACGCCGCTCCGCGTAGCCGTCGGGAACCGGATAGCGAGGCTGGCGCATGATAACTTCGTAGGCATCTCCGATCAGCGGTACCCACTCATTATTACCCTTCTTCTGGCGGGGATGCTTGCGGTCGCGCACGAGCGCGAGGTGCCGCTCATGATCGATATCGTCCCAGCTAAGGTTGAATAGTTCACCGCGTCGGAACGCGCATTGCATTGCGATACGCAGCAGATCCGGCATCGCCTGCTCGCGCTCGGGATGTTCCGCAAACCATTGGAAGATCTTTTCGATTTCCTCGGGCGACGGACGACGCTCGCGCCGCTTGCCCGACTCGACCAGCCCGAGGTGCCGCAGGCTCGGCCGCGCCGCGGCGACCGCGTCGGACAGCGTGATGCCGAGCAGCGACGCCATGTGCCGCATCACGGTCCCGAGCTTGGAAATATCCATATCGACGGTATAGCCGCCGGCGCCCGCCTTGCGACGTAACTGGGCGAACGCGACGATACGCTCGGTCGTGAGCTTCGCGGCAAAGTCGCTTTGGAAGGTATCGTACAGCCGGTCGAGAATGTAATCCTCGTTGGACTTGTCGACCACGGCACGGCCCGATTCCTTGCGGGCCTCGCGATATTTCAGGATCAGCTCGCCGAGCGTGACCGTGGACGCCTCGACCTTGCCGCCGCGATCGAGCTCGCTTTCGATCTCGCGCGCCCAGACCTCGGCGGCGCGCTTCGTCGCAAACGTCTTTGATATACTCTTGCCGCCGCTGCGCCGGACCTGTGCCCGCCAACGGCTGCCGATGGGAAGGATGGATGCCATGTTGCCCCGTCAGGTTTGGCTGTAGCAGGGCAAGATCGGTGCGCTGCTACAGACTGGAATCTGTAGCAGAATTGTAGCAGCGGAGCCGTTAAACGATGCTACACAATGGTTCACGGCGCTTCATTTAGGAAGAAGCGGAACAGCCGGAATCGCCCGCCGGATAAGGCGAAAGCCCTGATTTGCAAGGCTTCCAGTCTATCCAGTGATTTTGGTCATCTCCCTGTAGTTCAATGGATAGAACAAGTGCCTCCTAAGCGCTAGATGCAGGTTCGATTCCTGCCAGGGGGACCAGCCCACACGCGAGACCGCTCGCCTCGTTGCATCGTTTCCGGCGGCACGCGTCCTGCGCCGGTTCGGATTCGATTCCAGCCCCGACTCCCGCGTCAGCCTCATCCGCCGCTCCAGGCGTTTCCCTTTTCGTCGTGCCGGCCAGGCATTGCCAATGCATTACGCTTGCGCGAGCGCCCGCCCTTCATCGCATCCAATTTTTTCAGGCAGATTCACCATGGACATCCACAAGCAAGTCGCCGCTCTCACCCATTCGGAACTGCAGACGGCCGGCGCGAGCCAGGCCACCGCGATCGCCGTGAGCGTGCTGCTGCGCCATCTGAGCTCGCCCGAACTCGTGAAGCTGTTGAACTCGGCGTTCGAAAACCATCAGGCCGTGATGCTGCAAACGCCGTGGCCCGAGCAGATGCTCGCGTCGTTCGAAGCGACGCGCCGTTTCCTCGAAGGCGCGGCGCAAGGCCCGGCGCCGGTCGAACCGGAAACGCCGGATTCGCCGGATTCGCCGGAAGCCGCGGATTCGTCCGAGGAGTAAGCGCGACGGGCCGCGCGCGTCGTCTGACAGTGGTTTGTCAATTGTTAACGTTCACGCGGAGCGGCATCGCCTACCATGGTCTCCAACAAAAGAAGGAGACCATCGTCATGACTTCGCCCTACGTATTCGCCTTGATTGCCGCGCTCGCCGCCATGGTCGCGTCATCGTTGGCCATGTTGTTGATCGGCTGAGCGGCCGACGCACATCAGGGTAAATACGGGGGTCTGCGACCCTCAAGTTAGGGTCGGAACTGTCGTAATCTTCGTACATGGACACGACACGTCCCCTCCCGGCCGGCCACCTGATGTCGAATCTCATCGACCAGGACATTGCGCATATTCGGCGCGTCATGCCGCTTTCGCTCTCGGGCGATTTCGGCGGCCCCATCCTCCCCGTCATGTACTGGCGCTCGCGTCTGCATCGGCTGCTCGATACCGGGCACGTCAACAAAGGCCAGCTCGCCAAGATCGACAGTCTGCTGATCCAGCTCGATCTCTACGAACTGAACGCCGAGACATCCGCTGCCGCAACCGCCAGGCAAATCATCGGACAAGCCGCGCGCCACTGATCGGCGCCGTTCTGCCGCGTTTCGACGCTTTTCACGCCTTTTCACCGCACCTTGCCGTTTCTCGCCGCCGCTTCGCGGTCGAGGCGCGCGCACGTCTGTCTGATCGTGCCCGGAAATCCTGGTGCCGCGGGTCGACCATCGGTCATAATGTCCGCCAAAATACCCAGAGAGGACTTCGTGCACCCGGCCCAACCGCGAGACCTGCTTGCGCAGGCACGTCAGCGCTTCACGCAGCAGCAGATCGCCGCCCATGTCGGCAAGGACGTCAAGACCGTGCGCCGGTGGGAAAAAGGCGAAACGCCTTGCCCCGCCATGCTCGAAGCCGCGTTGCGCGAATTGCTGCGCAGCGCCGAACCCGTTCAGGGCGCCGCGTCGGGCGCCGGCGCCGCGCCGGCGCGCTTTCGTTTCGTCGATCTGTTCGCGGGCATCGGCGGGATCCGCATGGGCTTCGAGGCGCACGGCGGCCGCTGCGTGATGACGAGCGAGTGGAATCCGTTCTCGAAGAAGACCTATCTCGAGAACTACGGCCAGACCGATGCCGAAGGCCACGCCTTCGTCGGCGATATCACCGCGTTCGAGGCCGCCGACGTGCCCGACCACGACGTGCTGCTCGCGGGCTTTCCGTGCCAGCCGTTTTCGATCGCGGGCGTCTCGAAGAAGAACGCGCTCGGCCGTCCGCACGGTTTCGAGTGCACCACGCAAGGCACGCTCTTTTTCGACGTGGCGCGCATCATCGCCGAAAAGCGGCCGGCCGCCTTTCTGCTGGAGAACGTCAAGAACCTGCTGTCGCACGACAAGGGCCGCACCTTCGACGTGATCCTGCAGGTCCTGCGCGACGAACTCGGCTACGACGTGCACTACCGCGTGATCGACGGCCGCCATTTCACGCCGCAGCATCGCGAGCGCATCATCATCGCCGGATTTCGCGAGCCGACCGATTTTTCGTGGGACGCGCTCGACCTGCCCGAAGACGGCCCGCGCCTCGCCTCGATTCTGCATCGCACCGACGGCAGCGAACCGGTTCTGCCGTGGGACGGCGAGCGTTTCTTCGATCACACCGCGCGCCGCGTGCAGCCGAAGTACACGCTCACGCCCGGTCTCTGGGCCTATCTCCAGCAATACGCCGAGAAGCATCGCGCAGCCGGTAACGGCTTCGGCTACGGCCTCGCGTTTCCGGAGAGCGTGACGCGCACGCTGTCGGCGCGCTATCACAAGGACGGCAGCGAGATCCTCGTGCATCAGGGCGAAGGCTTGCGTCCGCGCCGCCTGACGCCGCGCGAGTGCGCGCGCCTGATGGGCTTTCCCGACACGTTCCGCATTACCGTGAGCGACACGCAGGCGTATCGCCAGTTCGGCAACAGCGTGGTGATGCCGGTGATGCGCGAAGTGGCGCGCACGATGATGCCGCATCTCGACGCGATGCTCGCGAAAGCGCCGGCCGGCAAGCGCGCGGCGAAGTCGGGCAAGAAATCGGTTGAGGAAGCGGCCACGCTGGGCGAAGCACAACGCGCAGCGAAAGCCGCCGCGAAAGCCCCCCTCCGCCGCGCACCAGCCACCGCCGAAGCCGCCGCCTCGGCCTGA